CCATACAAAACCCGCTCGTCGGGATCGCAAACAAGGCCAAGGCCGACATGGTGCGCTATGCCGCCGAGTTCGGTATGACCCCCTCGGCGCGTTCCCGCGTCACCGCGACACCTGATGACCAGAAGCAAGAAGACCGCGCCGCCCGCTATTTCTGACGCGGCCACGCAGTACGCGCAGGAAGTCGTATCGGGCAAGCGTATTGCAGGCCCGCATGTGCGCGGCCAGTGCGCCCGGCACCTGCGGGACATTGAAGACGGGCACAAGCGCGGGCTGGTGTGGAATGTCGAGGAATCGGAAAAGGCGCAGGGTTTCTATGCCGACGTGCTGAAGCTCAATGGCGGCGACTTCGAGGGTAAGCCCTTCGAGCTGCTGCCGTGGCAGAAATTCGTAGTGGGTTCCCTGTTCGGCTGGAAGGGCGCTGATGGTTACAGGCGCTTCCGCGTGGCTTACGTCGAAACCGCGAAGGGTTCTGGAAAGTCGCCCCTGGCCGCCGGTATCGGAATGAAGGGACTGGTGGCAGACAACGAGCCACGCGCAGAGGTTTACAGCGCCGCCACGAAAAAGGATCAAGCCATGATCCTGTTCCGTGACGCCGTTGCGATGGTGGATCAATCGCCGGAGCTTTCAAAGCGCCTGACGAAGAGCGGCACCGGGGAAAGGTGCTGGAACCTTGCCTACATGGCAAAGGGCGCGTTTTTCCGGCCTATCAGTAGTGACGATGGGCAATCAGGCCCGCGCCCGCACATCGGCCTGATTGACGAGCTGCACGAGCACAAGACCAACACCGTCGTCGAAATGATGCGGGCCGGTACGAAAAGCCGACGCCAGGCGCTGATTTTCATGATTACCAATGCGGGGCACAGCCGCATGGGGCCGTGCTGGTCATATCACGAATACGGCGTGAAGGTGGCGGCGGGCGAAGTGGAAGACGATGCCTTCTTTCCGTTTGTCTGCGGGCTAGATATTGAGCGGACAGAGGAATATAAAGGGGTAAAAGCGGTCAGACATATGGTAGAATATTGCTCATGCAATGTTCAAACCATCCTGACAGGCCTGCTCGCTCGCGAGGGCTCTGCGCAAGCTGCCTTACTAAGTTCTACAAACAACGGAACTTTGACGCTGGGCGCAGATGCGTTAACCACCCGGATAGAGCAGTTGCTGCTAGAGGCATGTGCGACAGTTGCTATGAAGGATGGCTTCGCACTGTTAACCCCAATTTCAGGGCAAAAAGTATCGCAGCGACAAAACGATGGACTGAGGCCAACAAAGAACACGTTTACGCAAAACAGCGAGAGTGGGTCAAAAAGCAGGGAGCTGAGTACCAAGCAAAGCGCCGAAGATCGAATCTCGAATCCAAATTCGGGATTAGTGAGCAACAGCAGCACGAACTACAAGCTGCCCAAAAAGGGCGGTGTGGAATTTGCGGATGCGAGCCAAGTGATCAACGGGCTTTCGCGCTTGATCACTGCCACGATAGCGGTGCCCCAAGAGGATTCCTTTGCCACAAATGCAATGCTGGAATCGGTATGCTTGGAGATACAGAGGAGTCTCTTCGACGCGCACTCAACTACCTGCGAAATCCACCAGCGCGCAAGCTTTTCGGGGTCATGCCTAAAAGTTAATCTGCCTGCCGATGACCCGTTTGCCGACGAATCATGCTGGCCGAAGGCGAACCCGTCATTGCAGGACGCCGACTTACCAGGGATGAAGTACATCCGCGAGCAGGTTGTCGAATCAAAGGGGATGCCCAGCAAAGAAGCGATTGTCCGAAGGCTCAATTTCTGCCAGTGGACAGACGCGGAAAGCCCGTGGATTTCCGGCGAAGTGTGGCGCGGCGCGCAGCGTGATTTTGACTGGCAGGACTTGCGCGGGCGCCGTGCAGTGGCCGGTTTGGACTTATCAAGCACCACCGACCTGACGGCCCTTGTATTCTTGGTGGAGCCAGAGACAGACGGAGAGCCATGGCACATCGTGCCGTTTTGCTGGTTGCCGGAAGTCGAGCTGGAGCGCAAAGCAGAAACGGACAGGGTGCCGTACACCCGCTGGAAGGCCGAAGGGCTGCTGGAAACAACGCCAGGCCGGGCCATCAGCAAGCGGTACGTCTTGCAGCGTCTATCGGGGCTGTGCGACTTCTTTGATGTGCTGATGGTCGGTTATGACAGATGGCGGATTGAAGACCTAAAGTCACTGGCAGATTCCGAAGGCATCACGCTGCCGGATATGAAGGCAGTCGGCCAGGGCTATCGAGACTTCAGCCCTGCGCTTGAAACGTTCGAGCGCATGTTGCTGAACGGTGAAATCGCGCACAACGGCCACAAGGTGATGGATTGGTGCATGCGCAACGCCGTCACCGAGCAAGACGCCGCCGAAAACCGCAAGCTGTCCAAAGACAAGGCAACAGGCCGGATTGACTTGGCCGTGGCCGCTGTGATGGCGGCTGGATTGATTGAACAACAGGGCGAGGCGGTTGATATGGACGGCTTCCTGAACAACCCAGTGATTGCATGACCACCATTGCAAAAAAGTCCGCTGGCCTCGATGACGTAGGCTTTTGGACTCGCTTTTGGGCGCGCATCACAGGGCGCCCGCGCCTTGAGGCGGGCGAGTCCTTCACGCCGTTTGACACGTACACCAGTCAGTCGGGGGCGACGGTCAGCGCCGATACCGCACTGCGGTTGTCTGCCGTGTGGGCGTGCGTCGGATTGCGTGCGGACACCATCGCCAGCCTGCCCATCCACATCAAGCGGTCAGACCGGACGTTCGCCGACGATCACGCGCTGACTCAACTGCTGCGCGTCTCGCCGAATTACGACATGACGCCCAGTGAGTTCTTCGCCGCAATGGTGGCGAGCATGGACTTGTGGGGCAACGCCTATGCCGTCATCAGCCGCGCAAGTGGCCGCATCGCATCATTGACACCACTGAACCCCGAGCGAGTGACGGTGCGTCGCAGCGAGTCGGGCGATCTGATCTACCGCTACGCCGTTGGCGACAAGGTCGAGCTGTATCAAGAGTCGGAAATCCTGCACTTCAAGGGATTTACCCTGGATGGCCTGGTGGGCCTGTCCCCCATACAGTACGCCGCAGAAACCATGGGCGGGTTGATATCAGCGAACGACGCCGCTGGGCGTGAATTCAAGAACAGCCTGAAGATCGGCGGGTTTCTCAAGACTGGCGTGCAGGCGCTTAGGCCCGAGCAGCGCGAGCAGATTCGTGCGAACCTCTCCACATTCGGCCTGCCGGAAAACGCAGGCAAATGGATGGTTCTGGAAGCCGGAATGGACGTGGCCGGAAGCGGCACGCTGCGCATGAAGCCATCGGACGCGCAGTTGCTTGAGAGCCGTTATTTCGGCATCGAGGAAATCTGCCGCGCGTTTCGTGTGCCGCCACCGCTCATCGGGCACACGGACAAGGCGAGTAGCTGGGCGTCCTCGATATCTAACCTGAATCAGGGTTTTTTGACCTACTCCATTCGCCCGACTCTGGTGCGCATGGAGCAGACGATGGCAAAGAAGCTCCTGACGCCCTCGGAGCGCAAAGACCTCGCCATCAAATTCAACTTCCGGGGCCTGCTGCGCGGGAACTTCTCCGAGCAGATGACGGGCTACGTGCAGGGGCTGAACGCGGGCGTGTACAGCATCGACGAAGTTCGCGACCTGGAGGACTATCCGCCACTGCCTGACGGCAAGGGCACCGAGCACCGCGCGCCGCTCAACATGGCGCCCGTAGGAACGGAGCAGCAAGAATGAAATATCTGAACCGCCCCATTGAGATCAAGGCCGTCAACGAAGACGGCCTTTTTTCTGGCTACGCCAGCGTATTCGAAGAAATCGACAGCTACCGCGACATTGTCAAGCGGGGTGCTTTCGAGAAGACGCTCGCAGAGTCCGAGTCCAAGGGCCGCGCAGTTCCCATCCTTTGGCAGCACGACGCGGCCAAGCCCATCGGCGTTTACACAGAGCTGAAAGAGGACGAGCACGGACTGTACGTTGAGGGCCAGTTGAACATGGACGTGCAGCAAGCGCGCGAAGCGCTGTCCCTGCTGCGCCAGAAAGCGTTATCTGGAATTTCCATTGGCTACAACTCGGTGCGCTACGACACGGACGTGAAATCCGGCGTGCGCCGACTCTACGAGTTGAAGCTGTACGAGGCCTCTCTCGTGACGTTTCCCGCATGCGACGGGGCGCGCGTCACCGACGTGAAAACCATTCTTGCTGACGGCAACCTGCCGTCGCTTCCCGAATTCGAAGACTTCCTGTGCGAGGCAGGGTTTTCGCGCAGTCAGGCCAAGGCCATCGCTGGCAACGGTCTGACAAAGCTCATCCGGCGTGAGGTCGGAAGCGATGAAGACGACGCCATTCAACGGGCGCTCGCAATTCTCAAATCTTGACCTTAAAAGGAAACATCATGACTGTAGAAGTCAAAGACCTGCCGCAACTGGCAGAAGAACTGAAGAAGCGCACCGACGAAGTCAAGGCGATTGCCGAAGAGTTCAACGGAAAGGCCGCCAAGGGCGAAAAGCTATCTCAAGACGCCAAGGAAGCCGCTGACGTGGCTATGACGAAGCTCAATGAGCTTCGCGCACAGGTGGAAGAGCTTGAGCAAAAGGCCGCACGCCGCAAGGAAGAGCAGACCGAAGCCAAGTCGCTGGGTGATCAGTTCGTCGAGTCCGACAGCTTCAAGTCGCTCGCCGGTTCAGCCTCGCAGCGTGGCCGCGCCGACATGCAGGTGAAGGCGACCATCACGTCTGTCACAACCGATACCGCTGGCGCTGCCGGCGATCTGGTGTCCGCCACCCGCCTGCCTGGCATCGTGTCCCCGCAACTGCGTCGCATGACCGTGCGTGACCTGATCACGCCCGGTCGCATGGATGGAAACACGCTGGAATACGTGAAGGAAACTGGCTTCACGAACGCCGCTGCTGGTGTTGCTGAAGGTGCTGCAAAGCCGCAGTCTGACCTGAAGTTCGACCTGGTGAGCACCACCGCCAAGGTGATCGCCCACCACATGAAGGCTTCGCGCCAAATCCTGAGCGACGCGTCCATGCTGGCGAGCTACATCAACGAGCGCATGCTCTACATGCTCCGCTTCGTTGAGGAAAACCAACTGCTGAACGGCAACGGCACCGGCCAGAACCTGCTGGGCATCGTCCCGCAGGCCACCGCCTACGCCGCGCCGTACACGCCCAGCGGCACGCCGACCGCCATTGACATGATTCGCCTCGCAGCGCTTCAGGCATTGGTGGCTGAGTTCCCTGCGACTGGCGTCGTGCTCAATCCCATCGATTGGGATGTGATGGTCGGCGTCAAGGACACCACCGGCCGTTACATCATCGGCAATCCTCAAGGCACCGCCTCGCCGACGCTCTGGGGCTTGCCGGTCGTGGCGACCAATGCAATGGCAGAGGACCAGTTCCTGGTCGGCGCGTTCCGCCTTGGTGCGCAAGTGTTCGACCGCTGGCTCGCCCGCGTCGAAGTTGCGACCGAGAACGAGGACGACTTCATCAAGAACTTGGTGACCATCCTCTGCGAAGAACGCCTCGCACTGGCGGTTTATCGGCCCCAGGCCTTTATATTCGGCGATCTGGGTCGAGTGGCCTAAATCGTCCCACGGCCCGCCTTGTGCGGGCCTTTTTCTATGGAGATTCCAACATGCTGATTCGATTCAAGAAGCCTGATCCTCGTGCTGGTGCAGAGGCCGACCTGGACTCATCGCTTGCGCAGCAGTTCGTTGACGAAGGCCGCGCCGAATTGGTGAAGTCCCCAGAGAAAAAGGCAGAGCCTGTGCCAGAGAACAAGGCCGAAACGGCCGCGCCCGAGAACAAGTCGGCCCGCAAGGCCAAGACGTAATCGGCACGTGGGGGATTCGCTGATGGCCCTGCTTGATGACGTGAAAGCGCACCTTCG